CCTTTCTCACGAGTTATCCGGCTCATTTGGTAGATCAACTGGTATCTAAGGGCTTTCTCAGAGGGGAGACTCCTGGTGCTGTCATAATCCTTCTCAACTACCTTGCGATCTATGATTAACCTATGGCTATTCATCACAGGCTCCAGTGTGTCACAGATACGTCGTTCTTTCTGTACACTGTGCTTAATCTCTTCCGTAGTACACCTGTATATCTTCCCTAATACAGGCTTCAGTAACTGTGTAAACATACCGTCACCGAAGTTTGCCTCAACAAGTATGAGGTTTACCTCTTGTTCCTTGGCTACCATAGCCAGACTCTTGAGAGTATCTTCGGAATAACCCCCCGGCAAACCTCCGGCATCTGTGACAAACAGGAACCCATTGAGCATCTTCACAACAGCATAGGCTGTCTCGTCTTTACCGCGTCCCGAAGGGTCTATTGCCATCACTGAGCCGCTGTAAGGACACCAGTCTCCTACCCCTAGTGATATAGGCCCGTAGAAGCGATCTCCGGGGAGTCCTACATTCGGGAGGTCCTGGACCATATTGTCAGGTGAAGCAGCCCACACGGGCTTCTCCGGCCCCTCACGGGGATTCAGTGACATGATCACAAGATCAGACAGTCTCAATGGATATCTGTCGGCATCTGAGAGGCTAGGATCGAGCATAAACTGTAGGGCAAACCCTGTTCTTCCGTAGGAAGCCTCACGCTCCATCAGGTCTTGTGAGTCAAACCTGCCGGGGTCTGTGGGCTGTCCTTGGATTTCGTTGTCTTCTTCAATCTCTCCGTGTATTCTTGGAGCCAGAAAGTCTCCATAACCCCGCCTTTGTTTCTTGTTAGGGTATCTAGCAGGCCATATCAGGGTCTTGAAGCCTCTCTCTGGCAGTGCTGCGTAGATGCTGGACTCCGTCTGGGGAGTTCCAAGGAACACAATGTTTCCATCAGGCTTCAATACAGCATCGAATTCCTTGATACCTTCGCTTAGTTTGTCTCTCATCATCTGAGTAGCAGAGTTATTCAAGGACTCCACGTCATCAGCCACTATGAGATCAGCACGAGAACCTGTTATTTGACTGGTTATTCCCTTCGATACAACTGAAGGGGCATGAGATGCTGGTGCTGGTCCCACATCAAAGGCGATTTTACTGTTCCGCTGAGATTCCAAAGGTTTAAGGTGTCTCAGTATAGGCATTTCGTTGATTAGACGCAGTGTGAAGGTACTAAAGTCATCTGACCGTTGTTTTGAAGCAGATACCACGAGAATGTTCTTACTGGGGTCTAGCAGTAACTGGTGACACACATACGCTGAGGTAATCCATGACTTCCCCACGCCTCTAAAGGCTTGTACTACACGTCTCTTTGGTCCGTGTTGGATGTACTCTGCTATATCGTACTGAATAGGAGTAGGATCAGGGAGGTTTAGGTGATCCCAAGCAATATACAGAAAGTTACGGAAATCTTGGAGTTGATTATCCACCCTTAGATGCCGCCCCACCGCCGCCTATGCCAGAGCCGCCTCTTCTTCTACTTGATCGAGCAAACATTGATGCACCACCTGCGGGGTTTATGGGGTTAAAGGCTTGACCTTCAGGTCCTGCCTGCTTCATCCGTAGCATCTCTAGCATCCTTTGTCGTCTACGGGCTTCCCAATAGTCTTCAATGACTGGGAATTTCTTTTGATCGTCAGGTCTTCCTACAGCGTCCGCAGTCTCGCTAGTTCTCTCAGGGTTATCTATGGCTTCTGCGTCCGCAGGAGCAGGACTCTGAGGAGCCTGAGCCATCTTGGTGTTTGGCGAAATAGTCATTGGTACACACATTAGGCACTCTCCAGTTCTATCTTAAAGGGTAATGATTCCGCTAGTTTGCCCAGTGCGTCATTCTGTTCTGGGGTAGCATCTATTCCATTGTCTTTGAGGAAACCACGGGCTACATTGAGTTCAGCAGCATTGGCTTCCCCTGACATCACTCTACGTAGCAATTCTTCTGCTACGGCTCTGTGTAAGTTTGAGAGAGTTTCTTCTTTGTTCATGTTGAATTCCTAAATATCCAAGAGACAGCAAAGGATGCCAAGCCGCCCACGGCAGCCGCTGCACCCATCAGTGCTGATTTTCCTTGTTCTAAAGTTCGCATTCGTTTATCAAGCCTCCCTAACTCTTCGTTGTGGTGCTGTTGCATACTGATTAAGGACTCTACTTTACCTTCTAGGCGGCCCAGTGCGATGAGAATATTCTTTGTATCTTCCATTATTACCCTTAATCTCTTGCTCTGTAGTGACCCGTTATGAAGAACATTACATCTGTACTTGCTGCTATGTCATTATCATCCAAGTGTCCCATTGAAGCCGAGGTATTTTGTGGTCCATGACGGAGTGCTATAGTTGTAACACCTGGATCAAGAATTGGGACTACGGAAGGATTGTTGTCTATCCCCACAGCATCAGAAGCCGTGAACAACAATGTGCTATAGTTATAGGCATCAGCATGAGAAGCCACTGGAAGGCTTTCTACAGTAACATTTCCCGTATTGGAGCCTCTGTTGGCTCTGCAAGCCATGTTGAAGAAGACTCTATCGCCTACCCGCGTAAACCAGCCTCTACTAGCATCTGTTCCGCCTGAAAGAGAGCCATCGGTTGCTGCGTTTCCTACAGTATTCGCAATAGTAATAGCATTTCCGTCTGTTCCTGAAGCATCTGCTGTTAGTGTGATTTTGGTAGACCCACTAAGAGTTGCGGTAACTCCAGGCACTCCTGTATTCACGCCGGTATTTGCACTAGCAAATGCGTGATTGTAGGTTCCCCCTGATCCGAAGAATCCGTTAATAGCGTCTACGGCGGTCTCTGCTAAAGTCCCTGCACTAGGTCCAGAACTACATCCAATCGCTGTTGTGGTAGAAGTTGTAGAAGCAGACCCCGTAGCATCCACGCCCTCAGTAAGTATGGTGTAACTCACCAAGCCTACTGTAATACTATATGAATCGTTAATAGTAAATCCAGCGTAATCTATTGCATCCACATAGGTAGCCGTTGCTTCTGCAATGCCCACGTCAGTAGTCCCTACTTTTACTACAGGGGTGAACGTGCCTTCTACTGCGATATCAGGAATATCAATTAACGCACCTGGAATCTTTCCAGAAGAGTCTAATTTAAGGATTTTATCGACATTGGCTGCTGATGTAGATACGACAGCCTTATCTGTCATGTCGTCAGCACTCACCATTGCCAGGTCTAGTTTCGTAGTCATTTTTTAAGTTTCCTTTTTAGATTTATGTATCGGTTCGGACATGGGTAGGAGTCACCAATACCCCACTGTAAACACGCACCTCAAGTGTAGAGAATGAATATGATCCTGAAGCAGTATAGTCCTCTTCTATTACAAGTTTACCTGAGTTGTGTGGGGCTGTGGGTCCATTTGGTGCAGTGTCTGGATCATGGGAAAGCGAAAGTTTTGTAGTCATTGCACCTGTCGCTCCAATTCCTGCAATTTCACCCGTCCAACTAGGCAAGTCATTGCTCGTTCCTTGCGATCCTGTTTCGTTGGTTACGCTTCCTGAAAGTATGTCAAGGTGGTGGTTATGGTGGCTATTATTCCAGAAGGCTTTGAAGTACAGATTGTTTTGCCCACTATTCGTCTGGTGTTGTGTAAAGATTATCTCAGCACTGAAATACGAAGGACAAGTAAGTGTTGTTGTCAATTTATCTAAGGTTGCTATATCACCTTTATCCCATTTGTAATGATATTCTTTATAGGCAGGTGTTGAGAGAACCAAGCCTCCTATCGAGGGGACGGAATTATCGCCTTCCATCTCTACGACACCACTGAAAGTAGAATCTTCTGCGACCAGAAGTGTGTCTCGCATCTCTACGGGTCCCTCCATGTGAATGTAGGTCTCACAAGCCGTCACATATGGGCTTGAACCTACAGTGTGGCGCATGGTAGGACCAGAAGGACTTATATGAAACGATCCTTTATTGATTGCATGCTTAAGACCGTTAGTGCTTCCCCCGTCGATCACGAAGTTCCCCGCATTAACCTCCAAGTCTCCTACTACGAGTACCTTGTCGCTCTGCGTTTGGATAGAATGAGACGGATTAAACTGCATCAGCGGTCCGTCAGCATTAAACTTAATTAGTTTCTCGCCCCCAAGGTTACTCTCAATTATGCCCGTCCCTGATGTCAGTACGATTTTCCCGCCAGGGAAAAAGTCTCCAGCCGTAGTAACGTCCCCATTCCACCTAATATCGACCATATTATCCCAACTCGTATCCTCAAGATTCCTTCTTGACATTAAGAATCCGATGTTGGAATTTCCCACGTCGTTCTTCGCACTCAATAACACCTCAGAGCCGCTTGTGTTGGTCCCGTGGCGAGATCGTATTTGTATTCCCGCTGCATTGCTCCCCTGCGAGTATTTCCCCACCCTTATCATTTCTCTTTCTATCCCTGTATAGTTTAGGGCACCCGATCCTACCCGAAACTCCCCATCACTATTTATCCTAGAAAGATAACTTCCACCTTCGTCCTGCCACTCTTGGAGATTGGCTGATGTAGTTTCTGACTTTCTACGGACTTGCAGAGCAACCGTGGTGTCCAGTGCGTTTACGTAGGGCTGTGAGACGACGTTTCTAGATGCCCCGAAGTTTCTAACGGCTATAGCCACTCCGTCAGGGATTGCGGGGTCTGCACCACCAACAAGAGTCAGTGTGTAATTCTCGCCTGACACAGAAACCACGTAAGTCGCTGGAGACTGGATGACTCCACCTACCTCCACTAGATACATGTTGTCTACTTCTGAGGAGGGTACAGGGGATGCCAGTGTGTACACTCGATCAGACCCTACCTCATCGTCTCCTGTAGTGAACGCCCAGTATTGTGGGTCCGTGGCTCCAAATGCTGTGCCATAGATTTGTAGGTTGTCTACGTACTCTTTGGTGACTACTTCGTCATCATTCACTGGTAGGGCTACGTTCTTTATTTGGGTAGCCACGCCACCTACCAGACCTGCTGCGGCATCCAGTTTACCATCTGTATCAAGCGTGATTTGTCCAGGGCCTCGCTCTTGGATTCCATATAGCAACTGTTTGTGCTGAGTGTTTAGATCGCTGGCTTTGAGAACACTACCGTCTGTGAAGGTTCTCTCAAGTTCTGAGGTAGGAGTAGTACGAGTGATCCGTACCATATCTGTGGCTGCTAAGACGGAATACTCATCAATTTCATCGAAGTCTAGAGTTATCTTGAGTGAACCAGTAGTGTCTACGGTGAACTGCTCAGCGGTAAGGACAGTTTGGATTAGGGTCGTCCCATTGGTGATTATGACACCAAGGTGGTCCGTAGAGGAGTAGTTGAGTGTGAGGTTGTCGAAGATTCCATCGGTCTGCGTTAGAGCAACTACCTCGCCTCCTACGTCCACTCCAAAATCAATATAACTGTCTGCCATTTTTTAGTTTCCTTTTATTTATAGAGCCGACGTATATGCCAAGATTTCCCACTGAATCTCTGCGTATTTATCGCCGTTGTAACTGCTGTGCATGTTTATGAGAGCAGAATTATCATTTTTCGTGACGAAGTTGACTTTTATGGGGTCAATCAGGAGGTCTTGCGAGCCACCGCTGGCCTTATTCAGTATTCTAACTTTTACTTCATAATTTGCGGCACCAATGTCAGCCAGATTTCCTGAAAAAGTCAAAGTTATGTCGTCGGTGTTGTTGGTGGTTACAGTTACGTCGCCATCATCAATGTGCCAATAAGGGGTGTAGGTATCAACTCTGTCATTGCTATCCACTTTGATTCTTGCTCCCCCAGTTGCCATAAGAGCAAATGTTCCTACCTTTGGCGCAAGTTCATCCACATAACCCTTAGTAGCCGCATCCGTAGCGTCTGTGGGTTCTGCCATGTTCTTGATTTGACAGTCGCTCCCGCTAGGTGTTGTCGCCTGAGTGAAACCTAAGTCAAGGTATCCGTTCTCTCTAATAGCCAAAAGTCCAGTGCAATATACGGAATCACTTTTTGCTAATATGGAGTGATCGTTATTATAATAAAGGGATGGACCGCTTCCTGTCAACCACCCAACTGATCCAGTATACTCAGAAGACTTAATCAATCCCTCCCCTTTAAGCGTAATGATTCCACTGCTTGATTCGGGACTCACGATAATTCCGCCGTCTACTGTGAGGTCTCCTTCGGAAGTCTCTAGGGGTCCTTTTACGTATGTCTTATCACTGCGCACACTAAGATAGCGGTCAGTGCTATATTGCATGACAGGACCGCTTGTATGAAAGTAGATTACACCAGGATTTGTGGCTTCATTTGTAGACCTGATTCCCGGACTGCCCTCCGTGGGGGGTATTCGTATTGAGTCAGCGGTAAGTTGTCCAGCCGCCGTAATGGCTCCCCCCACCGTGGTTTTGAATACTAACTCTGTCCCATGATATTGGGCAATACATGAAGAAGCCGGGTTTGCTCCTGACTTTCCCGAAATACGAATACGCGAGAATTGGTTGGCGGCATCGTCGCTTTCATATCTTCCTAGATGAATACCTGCCGTGTTCGCGGCTGTAAAGTTTCCTATTTCGATTCCTAGTCCTGTTACCTGTGTATCGCTGTCGTCGTGAGTTCCATCTAACGCCCAGCCACTAGAAATTAAGATGTTGGGATCGTCAATACCGCCCTTGCCTATTCGGAGAGACCCCACATTATTAAAGTAAGCAAGAGTATCTCCACTTTCATCTTGCCACTCTTGAAGAGGTCCTTCTGTACTCGCACTGAGCCTTCGCACTTGCAAAGCCACGGTTGTAGTAAGATCGTCTGCGTGTTGATACGGCTGCGATATGACGTTTCTGGAGGCTCCAAAGTTTCTTACAATGATCTCTACGCCATCATCTTCAATATTTGTAGCACCCCCAACAAGCGTTAAGTAGTACACTCCCGAAACGAGAGTTACTGTATAAGTTTCGGGGTCTTGTAGAACACCTCCTGCCTCAACAAGAAACATGTTTGATGAGGTAGTCGCTGGGTCAGGGGTGGCTAAAGTATACACTCGATTAGCAGGCGTGGTGTCAGAAATATCAGCCTCTGCTGTTGTAAACGTCCAATACTGAGGGTCCCCCGCACCAAAGGCCGATCCATAGACAGCGGCGGAATCTACATACCCTTTTGTTGCTACTTCATTGTCGAAGTCAGGGCGTGCTACATTCTTGATCTGTGTGGCTACTCCAGCGAGATTAGAAGCAGCATCCAGTTTACCATCGGTGTCTATGGTAATGTCACCCTTGCCTCGCTCTTGGATACCCAGTAACAACTGCTTGTTCT